CTACCGTCTCGGCCCACAAACACATGTTCGCCATCCTCGTCCTCAATTTGTCCTTCCTTGCCGTCGTACCAGGCAACCTTACCACGTTCACCTACGACAAGATCAGAACTCAGTTCTTCAGCGTAGTTAATCGCTCGAAGAATGGACTCAATACGGACGGCCTCATTTCTGTCGCCTTGGGCGGCATAGTGTAAGCCAACCATATTGGTTCCACAAAACAGCGGACCACCTGAAAAGCCCTTATTGGTACTAGCTGTGTGCCATAGAATGTGGCGACCACTACCACTAAACGTCTTACCGACCGCACTTACCAATACACAGTTATCCAATCCAACCGAACTAATCTGCTGATTATACAAAGATGGTTTCCCAATCGGAACCTTGGTAATTCCAACTGAAGTCCAAAAATCTGTACTTTTCTGGATTGCGAAAACATCCAAGCATTTAAAATCAACACTTAGGTCAGGGTCGAACTCAGCAATAGTCAGGTCTTTCACCTTCCTATTGTCAAGAACAACTTTGACACCATGTTTAAAAGGAACAATCGCCGGTTGTTTTGTTCCCGAAAAGATGCAATTAGCCACGTGGGCCGCGGTCACGAGATAATCATTCACACGAACCCCCATACCAACAAGCTGAATTGTACCTTTATCGCTATAGGTAACAATAGCGAAAACCCCGGGCTTATACGTTGTCTCACAAAGATTGCTTCCTGGCATAGCCATTTCCAAAGTGATAGACGTTTTAGGGGCATCGGGCACCTTAATCAACTTATTTCCTACACGAATGTTGTACAAATATGAACCGCCAGCCACTCGACTGACAGATTCAACGAAAGCATTTTCCAGACTACCGTTGTTTACGGGCGCGGCCTGGTCCATGATTGGGGTACAACACCAATGCAGAAACCTCCCGACCAAATTGGCCAAGAATCGAAAGAACAACGGAACAAAGACAACAAAAAGCACCACAAGTATTAGAAATGCAAATGCTAAAAGGTCAGGGTTCAACTGGACAACCCACCCTTCTAAGGACTGGACATTGTCCATAGCTCTTTCAACAAGTGTAAGTGTAACCTCACACAAGACATGCGTGATTTGAACCACCAATTGCGAGCATTTGATGAACCACCCATGATAAGTTGCACTAAGGAGAGAGAACAAACTCTCATGACTAGAAGCCGCGTCCACTAAACCGAAATTCTTAAACAAGAACATCAGCTTTAACAGTGAAAGTACGTTCCACTTCTGTTGAAAAGCGGAAGAGAA